GCCCGAACTAGAAAACCACCCCAAGGGCATGCCGCTAGATATCGTTGATATCAAACGGTTTAAATCCCTCATTTAAGTTTTCTGGTCTGTCTTGTGGAACAGACGGTCCATGAGCTTTGGCTCCTTTGTAACCGGACGAGGCAAGATGCGAGAGTAAGTATCTATGACGTAAATCCGCTTCTACACGTCTTTTATGCTGAATAGCATTAAGATGGCGTTGAAGAAGGATTTCACGATCTGGATCGTACTTAAGCATCCCGTCATAAAATCGTAAGATGTTATTTGCTTCACGCCTAGTTAGCGGCTCCAGAGCAGAAATCTGCATTTCTGGAAAGCCATCTAGTGCGCTAAGTATAATGTCATCGATATACATTTTATGATATCCTTTTTCGGTTCAAGGGTTCATCGACTCTAGGACTTCACCGTACTTTGATATAATATATCAAGGTACCGGTGTTACCCACAGAGCTATGTAATAAAGTATACATAGGGCTCACCCATGATGGCCGCGAATTCCTCGAGAATGCGATCAGAGATCGCTACTCAAGTTGTTCAAAACTTTCATGGCAGTGTTCTTCACTTCAATTCATTTTCTCATCGTTTCTCTTTCGAGAAACGATCGAATCTGAATTTTGAAGAACATACTCTCGTGCTTTAGGTCGTCAATAACTCTTACCTTTCCCTCTCGAGAGAGAGCGAAGCTAAGGTTTGACGATATTAGCCCTTTTGGGCCAAATAGCACTCAAGAGCCAAAGTCGAAGGGTGACCGGGAGGTATCGTAATATCGGCTATTAAATCTAGATTTAGATTTTTTAACCTTTAGAGCTTTACCACCTGGCATCTCTAAGAATACTTTAGGGGCAGCTGTTCATTTTATCAGATCCTTTCTTAAGGAATCAGCTAAAACTACAGCAGATAAGTACCTATTTCGGACTGCGGACATAATTAGTCCGGGTCCGATGATAGAAAAGTCTTCGCCTTTTAATGTCCTTACACGTTTAGCAAATTCCACGAACTCTTTCGAGACGATAGATTTCGCAAGTGAGATACCAACCCCAAACCCAGTCATAACAGCAAGGTAATCCGGTGCATCATCGCTTACGATGACGTCGTCCCCAAGTACTGCGTATTTACGCACTACTGTGGGGCCGGAAGCCTGTACTATCATGTGGTGGGTCAAAGCTAGCATAGCTCACGATGAATATGCACCCATGGGTTGACCGACCGCATAGTGAACTATATCACTATCGTCTTTGTCAAATCCAAAGGGCATATCAACAAGTGAAGTCCAGCAATCAGCCAAGCACTTTCCTATGAAAAGTTCGAGTACGTCTCTTTGAATATCACGCGGCAGCCGATCGGTTGCTGCTGATAAATCATATGAGAAGTATGTTGAACCATCATCAACTAAAGTCTTAACAGGCTTTAATTGATCATAGGTACCATCTGTAGGCAACCCTTCAAGAAACTTGAAGATCTCCCTATGCAATGGATAGAGTGCTACCTGCGTTCAGTAGTTCGTAATCCCGATAACTCGGGCCTTACCAGCAGTATTATATACTGCGGTAAGACGTCCTACATGTCGTACCGGTCTCCCCATATCGAAAGATTCCATCTTTCAATGATGGAAGAGACACGGTAAGGCAACGATAGCAGTAGCAATGAAAGATAAAAGGATATAATAAGACCTAGTATACCAGTACCACTTCAGAAGTGCGAAAAGATACGTAGGATATTGTAATATCGCTAAAATATCTTCAACAACTCCTTCCCATGCTACGGGAGTATTAGGCCCTGCCGACTCTGGTAAGAGTGCGACAGCGTGTAATTTCCGGAACATTATGCTTTCGCTAACACCTGCTAATTCGCAGAGGCGCCGCTTGGACTCTATTAGAGTCTCGACCGCAAGGGTACGATATTTACCATTGAATTTTTCAATAATGGTAGTATGGTCCACCTTGGGTCATCACGGCGTTATTCTGTAAATACCTAACAAGGTCATGATAACAATGTACAACTTCCGCTCAGTCAACATTCGCGCGCGAAGCCGACCGGGTATAATCAGTGGTAAACCACTGACCTTTCCAACTCTGACCCCCATTTTAGGGTCATACTTGGAACCTGTTCTGACAGAGATGCAGATAGTATATACCTCCTTAAGGTAAAGGTGAACCTGTTTAAGGTTCTTCCTTTTCCCTTGTTGGATGTATTTTCTACTAATCCTTTTAAGAAGGATTCGCAGCAGCTGTCGGTCATCTTGGGAGTTAGTAACTCAAAGAAGGATTCGGAATCAGGGATCAAAATCATGGTCCCTCATTCATGAACCTTTTCTTAAGCCACGTGGTACATTTAGGTTATATATAATGGTTTTCATTGTATGTAATTTAATTGTAAAACGATGGTTTCTTTACGCGAAGTTCCAATCGTTCTCCTCACTTAACAGGTTTCTCGGAATTATCATCCATAAAGGGGCTCTCATATCGCTATGAGAATCCCCGGATCGTTAATCCGGAATCCCAATTTCGCTTCTCTGCTTAGCAGAGCCGCACTCATTAAGTGCGGGTACAGCGATCTTTGGAAGTTTAACCGAAATAAGCTGAGACTCGTTAGAGCCGTGAGGTATGCGAAAGCGTATCTAGGCATAAAGGCAGACATTCTCATCTGCTTTAGCTTTATAATGCACCCACTTCCACTTTATATAGGTGGTCGTGGTTGTCCCGAACGTCCCGTTAAAGGGAGGTAAGGGCATGCATGAGGCCTTAAGCGGAGGATTGGTAAAATGACCAAGCCCAGAACCCGTGAG